TGGATTGAGAATATATTCAGTATTTGGTAAGTTTGGGTAGTATATTTCGTCCATATTATGAGAGAAGCTTTTGCTAGAGCCTTAGTACCTGTTACCATAATAACTTTTGTAGGAATTATGGCATTAGCACCTCTTTATGTCACTATGAGCCTTATGACAAGGCAGATGCAACACAAGACTAATTAATCAGCAGCTTCAATAGTAATTGTTCCAGCAGCAACTTGTTCCATTATTTCTACATAATCTTTATTGCCTTCCGATATTGGAACTGAACATGTAATACCATCAATAGTTGCTGATATGGCACTATTTTCTGTGTCGCCTTCAAATTTTATGTATTTTGCGTTAGTGATAATCATAGTTCTGCGTCTGCTGTGTATTGAAAGTTAAAAGCTGGGTGTGTTGTATCAGTTGAAAAATAACCAACAAACCTACTAGGACTTGAACTTGGCTGTACGTTTAAACCAACGAGTACATCCCCATTATACTTACTAATATTACCAGCAGTGTTTGCAAGTCCAACCCTAGCTGGATAAAAAGTAAGAGTAGGATTATCTCTCATAAGAACTGGAAACCAACCTTCATGGAATGATCTATCTTGATCTCCATCAAGACATTTAGCTGGAACTGCCCCATGATTAGCGTGTGTTGCTACACCAGCAAACCATTCGTTACCAGTACCAATATCTCCACTTTTATGGTAATACCTCTGACACCTCCTTAATTCATCCGCAAAGGTTAAATGCTCAAAATCAGTTGCCACTCCTGATCCTGTATGATCTACTTCTAATTGAACTCCTGTTATTGCAAAATTATCACTTGTTGATCCACCAATACCAAGATTAGATGGGTTTCTATTAGTATTGTCCATAGCAGTATAAGTAGCTTGATGACTTCCTCCTGTAAAGTTACTTCCACTATTTAAAAACCACTCTATTTGTAATCCATATCCATTGTCATTATTAATAACACCTGAGGTATCTGCTGGAATAGAAATTGTTTTTCTTTCCCATGTATTAGCTGCTGATATTGTGTATTGAAATCCAACCATTTTGCTGCTGTTATCAGTTTGCAAAATATTTACAGAAGCATTACCCGTTTTATTTGACTTAACATAAAAACTCAAAACAAGTTTTTTTGCAGAACTTGTTCCATAAGCTAAATCTTGAAGATTTTGTGCTTCAATTCTGTGTTGTATGACTAACTGGTCAGAAGCCGCAGGGGAAGCATCTGCTGTAGTACAACTTAATTTTAAGCTATTACTAAAACCATTAGGTGCATTTGTATCTTGATCAATAGTAAAAGTTCCAAGACTTGTATGACTAATTCTAAATCTATCTACAGTTTTATACCCTGCATCTGTGCTGCCTGTAACTTGAGTTGCTCTTTGACTACAAATCATTGAACCGTTTATGACCTTGTTTCTGTTACTTAGGTTATTAGTAATATTGGCAGTACACGTTCCATCAGTATTGTTGACAGTAATAGCAGCATTAGTAGCTCCTACCCCTTTTATCGAATTGACCTTGATTTCACTCATGGTTAGGTATCTCCTAAACGAATAAAAATAAATGATGTAGTTATTTGAGTAGAGCTGCCTGTTACAGAACTTCCTGTTCCTATAGAAGCAGCAGTAAATTTAACTTTCACTTGACTTGTATCAGTAACATCTATAAATGCAAAAGAAGTTCCGCTTCCATTTCTAGCAGCAGTTGTATTAGCTCCATCTGATGCACTCGCATGAACTTCATATGTATTGTTATTTGTTGTAACTTGAGTTTGTACTAAAACACTGTCATTACCACTAATAACAAAAGTTCCAACTACATTTACAAGATATTTGCCTGTTCTTGGAAATGTAAAAATACCACTTGATTCTGTCATTCCAGTACCAATCTGACTTGCTGCCCCCGCTCTATCATTTCTAAGTAAATTAGCCGTAAGATCGCCACCTGAAGTTTTTGATGCTGTTAAATACCATTGGTCAAATTCTGATATTCCATTAACAGTTGCCATTGTTGCGTCTGCAACGTCTGGTAATGTAAAAACTCTATCATTACTAGAAGAAGAAGGTGCTTGTAAGCTGAAAGACCCACCTCCTGATGCAGAATTAAGTTTAATCTTTGCTGTCATTTATGCAGCCTCCAGTGCAGCAACTTTTGTTTCTAAAGTAGTAACTTTAGTATTTAGCTCTTGAATTGCCTTTGTTAATAAAGCAACCATATTTGCATAATGTATAGCATCTGGTTGGTTTTTATCATCATATTCAACAAAATTTGTAAGTCCTATATCGTGAACATCTTCTGCTATAAATCCAGCATAAGTAGTATCATCAGTCTCTCCATTCTCACCCGTTGCCTTACTTTTAAATGTTTTTGCCTTAAGTTTTAATACATCTGCAAGACCCCATGTGGCATCAGTAATATCTTTTTTATATCTTAATGAAGAAACATTTCCTCTTTGCATGAGACCAGTAGCAGAACTTATGAAAACATTTGCAGCTGAACCTGTTGTAAGACTTGCAGTTGCATCACTTTGGATTCTTCCTGTAGTAACTAATGAGTTTGCAACTGTTGTATTAACAGTTGGAGATCCCATTACTAATCTTCCAACCGAATCAATTTTGCATCTAAAATCTGCAGCAGTTCTAAAACTTAAATTATTGTTGTTATGGTCGTAATCAATCGCCCCAGCATCTTCGTCATCCGTATCACCAAAACGTATTCGTGAATTATGGGTATTTGTTGTAATTAAAGAAAGGTTCACATCACCTGCTCTTTCAACAACTAACTCTGTAGCACCTGATAAACTATATGATCTTGAACTACTAGACTCAATAACTTCTAAGGCTGCACTAGGATTTGATGTGCCCAGACCAACGTGTCCAGACGAATCTATTCTTAATTTTTCACTACCATTAACTTTTATTGGAAAATCTGTTGGAACATCTAACGCTCCTGAACTATCAACTGTTGCTCTAGTCGTTCCACCTGTATTTATATTAACAGTATCAGTTCCAAAATTTATTCCCGTATTACTATCTGTTCCTTTTAATGCTGGTGTGGAAGCTGATCCGTCAACTCCAGAAATACCAGTAGTGCCGTTAATAGATAAAGCCATTATGGAATTGTTAAAACTGAAGGACTATTTATTGTTAGTGTAGCATTAATTGTTAGAGGACCTGCAACTAAAGCGTTATGATTTGAAGAAATTGTGTAATCATTATCCATAGAATTTTCACTTTCAAAGAATATAGATTCTCCTCCACCACCCTGTGCACCTGCTGTTATACCAGTAAGGTTAGATCCATCAATAGCTGGCAATGTGCCAGTGATATTAGCAGCAGGTATATTAGTTAGATTTGTAGCTGAGATCGCTGGTAAAGTACCCGTAATATTTGCAGCAGGGATATTCGTCAAATTAGCTGCCGAAATAGCAGGTAAAGTACCTGTGATGTTGGCTGCTGGTATTGCTGTTAAATTTGTTGCACTTGCAGCAGGTAGAGTAGCAGGGAATCTAGCATCAGGAATTGTTCCACTACCTAAATTACTAGCATTTAGAGATGTTAAAGATGCTCCTGATATTGCAGGTAATGCTCCTGTTAAATTAGCAGACGGTAAATTCGTAAGATTTGTTCCACTTGCTGCTGGTAAAGTAGCTGGAAATCTAGCATCTGGTACTGTTCCAGAGGTTAAGTTAGATGCACTTAAAGCAGTTAGATCAACAGCAGCCCAACTTAAAACTCCATTTGTATCTGTTTTTAAGAACTGACCGTTAACAACATTAACAGGCAAAGTTAACGTATAACTTGCACCTGCACTATGGGCTGGTGATTTAATTTTTACACCATGACTGTTTTGTGAACAGTTAAGCTGTATTGTTCCATCAGCACTACTGCCATCACCTTTTACTTCAACTACACCTGTACCGTTTGGATTTAATTTTATATTGCCATTTGTTGTGCTTGTATTTATTTCTTGTGCTTGAACATCTAATGCTCCACCTAATTGTGGGCTAGTATCTTCAACTATATTATTTAAACCACCAGCAGAAGGTGCTGGACCCCACTTAACACCTGATGCTTCATTGCTATCTGCTATTAAAACATAATTATTTTGACCCACAGAAAGTGCTGTAGGATCACCTGCACCATCTCCAACTAATATTTCACCTTTAGTATCTAAATCACTATTCATCACTGCTCCAGCAGCATCTACATTAGTTGCATCTGTAACATCAGCACTAGCTTCTATACCATTTAATTTTGTATGGTCTGCGTCTGTAAATACATTACTATCACTAGCTGCTTCTACTGCTGCTCTGATTTCAGCATCTGTCTGGTCAGCAGTTGCATTTGCTTCAATTCCATTTAACTTCGTGTGATCTGCATCAGTAAATACATTTGAATCTGTTGCTGATTCAACAAGAGTTCTTATCTCAGCAGCAGTTTGATCTGCTGTTGCATTTGATTCTATTCCATCTAATTTTGTTTTATCTGCTGCAGACTGATAACCAGCAGCGGAAGTTGTTGCATTAGCAATGTTCAATTTAGATTGAGCTATTGCTGCACTTGCATTTATATCAGCATTAACAATAGTTCCATCAGTAATCATTGTTGAGCTTACAGAGCCTGTATCGCCTGTTGTGACGACTGTTCCTGTTGTATCAGGCAATGTAATTGTCCTGTCAGCAGTAGGGTTTGTTATTGCTAATGTTGTTTCATTATTGTCATCAGTAGAACCTTCAAATACAAGATTAGCTTTTATAGTTTGGCTACCATCTCTTTTGACGTAATCATCTACAACTTCTTGTATTGAATGTAATAGTTGTTTATTAACATTGTTTAATTCAGAAGCTGATAAAACACTTCCATCTTGAAACAAAGTAGTTGGTGCATGTACAACAGTATTTCTTTGAATTAATATTGTTGCTCCATTACTAGGTGCGTTAGTAAAAGTTATTTGAGTTGCACTTGTAAATGTATAATCTGTTGTTCTAGTTTTTAGTACTCCGTCTACAAAAACTTCAACATCAAATACAGTTGCATATTCAAAATCTAAAGCATAAGGACCAGTTGTTCCATTAGATGTAAGTGTAGTCGATGTAGATGTTGTTGAACTTCCAAAGGTGTCATTAAAAGTATTAGTAGCCATGATTAATTAACGTTTAAAGGATCAAAGAAACGTGCTTTCTCTGATTCTATCTCATTATTCTTTTTATTCCATGCGTCATAAAATTCACTCATGCCTTTTTTCATACCAAACTCTCCATCTTTAGTTTGTAAAAATCTCATTGTTCCTAGTTTAAAAAACTTTCGATACCTTTTATTAAAAGGTCTATGTAGCTTATCTAATATTTCCATTCTTGCTCTTTTTGATAAAGTTTTGTCTGTTTTTAATCTATTATAATCTTTGCGTATATCTTTGTTTTGGATAAGCTCAAATAAACGATCATATAGTTGGTTGTTGTTATCGTCTGTAACCAAAGACGTAATTCTTTCTAAAGCATTATATTGTACATTATTTAATTCAATGCCACCATCTAAAACTTTTGGCATTTGTGGTATTGGAAATTTTATATCTTCTAAGAAGCTATGAACTGGATCATTAAATCTTTCACTACTTTTTATAGGTGTGAAATATTTTGGTCCAAAACCTTGAGGATATTCAATATAATTTCCTGTTGTAACATCAGTTTTTGCAGGTAATTTACTATTAAAACCAGGTGTACTATTTAATATCTCTCTATTTAGAGTTATTAAAGTCCTTGTTAAAAAATCTTGAACAAGAGGAATTTCAAACCTATCTTCTACTAAACCAGTTTTTTTATCTATATATTGACTAGATAAGTCACCAGGGTATATCTTTTTATCTCTTACAAAATTCCCTCTATATACCTTATTTTCCCCTGTTTCTAAATCTATTGAATCATCTACGATTGTCTGTGTTCTATTTCTATTTATAACCCCACCAAGACCAGCAGGTATCGGAACAAATCTTAGTCTTAATTGTTTTGCTATCCAATCTGGAGCTTTGTAAGGCACATTATCAAATACTTCAAAAATATTTGATATACCCTCTAAATAATTCGCTCGTCTAAAAAACTCACGAATTGTAGCATTTACAGCGACTCCAACATCCTCAAGTAAGACATCCTCTACATGATTTGCAATTGTACCAATAATAGCTGCTGTTGAAATGATAGCGGCAAAAGGATCAAGTCTATTAAGATCAAAATACCATCTTTCTGGTTTACCATCAGCACCTATAACAGGATCACCATTTTCATCATATTTTAAAAAGCCTAAAGACATTGGAAGTTTTCTTTGAAATTTAGGTGATTTATTTAAACTGGATCTGTGATAACTAGGTCCGTTTAACACAACAGGATGATTAGGATCATCTTCGTCTGCTAGTGCAAGAAGACTAAAAGCTGCCAATATTTGACCACCTGTTCTAGCTTCTCCTATTGCTCTTGTTCTTGTTGCCCAATCTGTACTTGCTAACTCTTCTTGATATTCTTTAATAAGCTTTGGCAATCCAGGTATTTTTTTAGAATCTGTAAAATAACTTCCTATACCAGTTATAGGATCTAATCTAATACCTGATTTTGCTAAGTTTATGGGTGTTCCTACAAAGAAATTTACTAATTTAAATATTGGTAGTTGCATTACCTTTGCTGCTGGTCTTGTTGCTTTTTTAAAATATCCTGTTCCTAACTCTCTAGTAAAAGTTCTTTGTGCTGCGTAATCTACAGCCCTTATATATTTTCTTAAAGCTTCAGCTTTTTGTTCAGCAGTTCCTTCAAAAGCATCAATAGAGTCTTCAGTTAAAATTTTTATATGTCTTTCAAATTCTGTTTTTACAAATTTATTTAATTCAGCACCTCGTTTACCTGCTCTCCAACCTTCTTCCCATATATCACCTGTAAGAACGCTTCTAAATGCTGTTTGTTTTACTATCTCATCACCTGCGATCATTGACCTTCTAGGTAATCTAACAATATGACCAATTGCATTTGTTACTTGTGCAGTTGGACTATTGCCAGGCATCCTTATTGCATACATATCACTTACGTCATAAAAAAATACTCTTGAAGGATCTAATATATTTCTATCTTGTTTGAAAGCTTTACCTGCCATTTTTAAAGTATTACCAAGTTGTGTAAACATTGTTATGTATTCTTTTGCAGCCCTTAAGTATGCAGTTTTATCTAAAGGAGCACCTTGCATTAGTTGATAAGGACCAAGACCCACGTTGAAACCAGCAGTAAGTACGTTTAATATATGAGTTGGAAATCCAGTAAGAACACTATTTATAGCAACTTCATTTGTAATTCTTAAAGTAGCGTTTGCATTTTTAGCAAAACCTTGAGCTTTCGTCATAGGTCTTAGTAGTTCACCTATAGCTTTAGGATTGTTTTCTGCCATGCCAATAGCTCTAAGAAACTTAATCATTTCAACGTGATCTTTTTGTTCTAAAGCTTCTACAATTAATTTTACAGAAGGCAATGCTTGTTCTTCGTCATATCCTTTTATAAATTCTCTTGCTTCTTGTGTAACAGTAGGTCTTTTAACTTTATTTTTTTGTCCTTTTGTTGTTGGTGCTTTTTGTTCATTTATAGAGTCAGCAACTAAACCTTTTAAACCGCCTTCGTCAGGCAATTCAACATCAATAAGTCTTCTTGCTTGTAAAAACCTAGCAGGTCCAGCACTTAATTTTTTATTAGGAATGAGCATTGCAAAATATGGCTGTATTCTTTCACCCATATATTTATAAAGCTCATCAATAGCTGGTGCGTTGTTTGCTAGTATTGCATCCTCTAAAGGTTTTACTACGTCAGTTAATTCTTGTGTTAATTTATATTGATACTTTAAAGCTTTTAACATTCTTGCTAATCTTTCTGGATCTGAAAGTGTAGCAGCATCATCATCTAATTTTTTTAAAACTTCTGGTAAAGAAAGATCTTCGACAATTCTTAAAAGTTTTCTGTTAGGTAAAACATCTAAATTCTCTGGTTCTGTTTTCATCATCATATTTAATGAATTTCTAGTAAAATCAATATCTTGCTTTCTAGGTCCAAATAAAACAGCAGTTTTTTCAGTGTCTACAGGCTTAAAATCTCCTTTACCTGTTGGTTGTTTTGTTGGTTCTGGTCTGGATTTTAATTGAGTTTTTTCTTTTAATATGTTTTCCATCTCAGGTTCTATATTAGTTACACCTCTTAAACTTTCAGCGTCATCAATCATTTTTTTATTTAAAACATTAGCCTTTCTTTTTGGATCTAATTTAATGTCATCTAATAAATTTTTTGTTGCATTAAAAAGTTCTTGAAGATCTTCTCCAAGAGCTTTACCTAGCTCACCTCTTTCTTTTACTAGATCAGTGGCTACTTGTACACCTTTTTTTACAACAGGTTTAGTTACTTTTTTTGCAACTTTACCTATTGCTGGTGCTGCAACTTCAAGACCAAATCCTATTGTTTCACCTAATATTCCACCAACTAAAAGTTGTTTTAATTTAGCTTCAGCAAAACTTTCTTCTTCTGGTGTTTTTGCTTCTAAATAATTAAAAACAGGGTTTCTAAGACTTGGTACTTGATCGTTTATAAAGCTAAATAAATTATCATCATAAGCATTAAAAGCGACTGAATCAGCTACCGTACCAACTGCAAAGTTTCTTACATAACGATTTGATAATCCAAACTTTCTTGCTTTTTGAGCAGCTTTAGCAGCATCTTGAGCAGCTTTTAAGCCTTTTGCACTCTTGATACCTTTTACAGCTTTTACAGCTTTTGCTGTGTTTGCAGCTTTAATTCCACCAGCAGCTTTATTTAAAACACCATATGGTAATAAAAATTGTGTTAATGCTTGTGGAATTGTGTAATATAAACTTTGCTCATCTCCTTCGTCTTTCAATCCCATTGATTCAAGATTAAAAATTTCTGTTCTTGAATAATCTTTTCCTCTCAAATAATTATTTGCACCCACTCCAAAATCAGCTACCTCATTTACAAAAGCAAAAGGAGCTGAAGCTATACCTCTGTATATTTCATCTGTATTTCCTGAGTCTTTTAAGTCTTTTAAATTTTGTGCTCTTTTAACTGTAAATTCGTTTTGTATTTTTGATCTGTTTTCTAAAATCTCTTCAAAACTTCTTTTGTCACCACCAACTAAATTATCAAAAAAATCTACTGTTCTAGCGTATCCTTTGTTTAGATTTTTATCAAACTCTGGAAATAAAGAATCTTCTTCAAGCTTTTTAAAAAGTCTATCTGTTTCTGATTCTTCATTAAAGTTGGAATTTGTCATTGTCGTTTTGTTCTATGAATCAATATTACCTTGTTTGGTCTGGTAATACAGCATTAGTTTTCATTTTTTCAGTTGGTATAAAATCAGTTGATTTTTTTCCCTTTATAGACCTTATAGCTTTTTGAAAAAAGTTTTTAGGTGGTTTATTACCTTGGTTTATAAAGTTTGCTTCTAAATAATCTTGATATGGATTATTAACCAATTCACCAGTATCTTTATTTCTCAAACCTAATTCTATTGCTCTTTCGGGAGTTATTAATAGATTTGTTTTTAAACCTGTCAAACCTGTTGCATTAGGTATAGCCATAAGCATTTTATATTTTTCAAGATTTAATAGTCTTGTAATTTCATCAGCAACTACAATCTTTAATTTGCTAGGATCTTCTCTTATGTCATCTCTATTGCCAATCATTGTAGAAACTTTCTCTATAATCTTTGGCAGTTGTTCTGTCAATTCTATTTCAAAGCCAGCTAATATTGCTTGAGACTCATAACTATAACTTGCTTCATCGGGTTTAAGTACTTTTTGTATATCATCCATATTTTTATCAATTCCTTTAGTTACTAAATCTCGAATTGTATCTGCATTTTTTAAAAGTCCTTTTATTTTGCTTAGTTTTTCTACAATTGCATCATCATCAGTTAAAGAACTTTTTTCTATTGACATAAATTGTGTAATCATTTCTTGATCGTTTTTAAATAAATTTAAAGACATATCAAAAACAAAATCATTTAACTTTTTTTCAGTTACAAAATTATCAGTTCTTGCTTGATTATCAATATAAGTTTTATACTTAGGATATTTACGATAAAGACTTTGAAATTTTGATTGCCTCTCAGTATAATCTTTAATTTCTAATAATTCTTGATACTCTCTATCAATAGATCTTTGTTGGTTTTGCCCTTTTAATTTTTCATCAACAGTAAACGCATTGCTTATAATTGCATTTGCTTGCATCCGTAATTGTCCTGATTTTTCTATCCAATCAGGGTGTTGATTTAATTTACGATTTTCACCTAAAGCAACATTTTCTCCAAATAAATCTAATAAATCTTTTGCTTTTTGTGCTGTATTTTCATCAAAAGGATTATTGGTAATAAACAATTCTACACTTGCTACTACATTTTCTAATAAGTCATTATTAAGAGTTTTTAGATCTGTGCCTGAGTATCCATTACGAACAAAACTACCAGTAAGATTATTTAAAGAATTAACAGCTTCTTGTAAAGTTGCATTTTTAAGGTCAATATTTTCTTTATTGTCACTGTAGTCTAGTTGTAATACCTTCTCAAATAAAGGCATAACAGTTTGTATTCTAGGTGCAATTAAAGATCTGTTCTTTTCTAGGTTTGCTGCTGCTCTCTGTTCTTGGTCATATTCATACATTGATTCACTTAATGCTGTAAGTTTTGGCATTAATTTTTTTTCAAAAACATCAGCATCTAAGTCATTAATATCACCAATTTCAGTATTTAAAGCATTTTGAAACCAATTTTGCCATTGTTCAGATTCAACATCATTATCAATTAATCTTGTTCCGTCTTCAAAAGTATGTTCATTATAATTATTTTTCATTTTTAAAAGCAATCCATTACCAATATTTTCAGCTTTACCTTCTTGAATCCCTTGCCTTACAAATAAAGAATTACCTTGAACAATACGACCATACTTATCTCCTAATTTTTCTTTTAACCCTTTAGCTATGTTTTTATATGCAGCATTATTTTCTGCTAAATAATTAACTTTACCAACTAATCTTTCAGTTTCTCTATTTTTTTCTACTTTTCTACCAATAAATTTTTGTAAATTTGGATTTACAGTTTGTAAAACTTCAGCTAATTGTAAAGCACCTGATTGGTCAAATTCGCGAGGGGCTTGTGAAAAAGTATCTACAGGTTGGTCAAATACTTGAAATCCACCCGAAAAAGAATTTGTCATTACTATACATTAACAAAGGGAAGAACTGATGAGCCAGCACCCAACAGTGTTGAGGTGAGACTTGGAATTTGTGAATATGCTTGATTTATATTACTTTGACTAGCTGCTCTTCTTTGATCTCTTTGTGCGTATATGCCTTGAACTCTTCTGCCAGATTGTCTTGTAAAAGATTCAATACTTTGATTAATACTATTAATTCGATTACCTGTTTGTCTGCCTTCATCCATAAGAAGTGTAGCCATTAAATTACCAGATCTTCCTTCAATTGCACTAACTTTTCCCCTAGCTCTTCTTCCAGCTAAACTTACTTGTTGTGCTTTTTGTGCTTCAGATGCTCTTGTTGCTTTTAACCTTTCTCCTTCAGCAGTAGTTTGCCTACTTGCTGCTTCATCTGCCCTTCTCATATTTTCTGATTCTGTTCGATATGTTTGTTGTGCTTGTCGTTTAGCAGCATTTCTCATGGTTAATCCTTGAAATAAACTTAGGCCACCTGCTATTACTGGTAAAGCTATTGCACACATTTAGGCAATCCTCATAAATTCATAGAATGGTTTGCTATGCTCTCCATATTCTGCGTGGTAATTAATAAATGTAAAGCCTAAAGACCTTAACCACTTTATAGCAGAATCATTTTCCGCATATACCATATTGTATAACAATTTATAATTTTTCAACAGACTATCTACCCATTGTTTGCCTTGTCTTATAAGTTGTATTTTATATTTTTTATTTTGAAACAACTCATCTGTAGCAACCATCCATATACAACCGTCAGGAGATACCCCACATAAACCTATTGGGTTATCATTATCAGCAGCTATAGCCATTTTATCTTTAGTTGCTAAGTATGAAAATTGTATAGCCTCTTCTGGTTTTAAATTTGTTTGATAAAAAACTTCAATTTTATCCATTACTCTCATGTTTTGAATTACATGATTAAGATCTTTTAATTTTGCTTTTCTTAAATATCCCATTATCTTCTAGCTGACCTCATATGGAACATTGCTTCATATTCAGCACTTGTTAGATTCGTAGGTAAATGCGTTAAATTTTTTACATCTATTGTAATTCTGTCTGCTCTACTCATTATTGGAACTTTAAAAGTGCCAGTATCTAAAGAATTTGATCCAATAATACTTTCATCCGTACCTAATATTGTAGTAAATTCATATGTTGAAGTTGTATTGTTGTCGGGAGTAACTTCTACTTTCATAAATCCAGTATCTTCAAATTTAATATAAAAATGTTTTAATTGTAATCTTCCGCTAATTAATTCAGTTCCTTGACTTGGAGATTCAGTAAGACGTTGTTGTGCAAACCTATAGTGCATTTCATAAGGTTCACCAATAATAAATTTAGCGTGTCTTATGTCACCAATAACTGTTATATCTTTATTACCACCAACAAGATTTCCAGAAATAATTTTTTGACCAGGAGATGTGGTTATCTTTTCCTTTTTAAAAGTAGTTAAATAACTAGATTCTCTTACAGTGCATATAAGATTTGTATTGTTTCCTAAATTAGATGGACTAACAAGAGTAAACGTATTGTTATCAACTTTAGTTATAAGAAACAAACCTGTAATACCTCCATCTTCCCTTTCTGCTACATATTCAGCAATTCTTTCTACAGTTAAATCTGCAAAATTAGTAATATTTGAATTTGGTAAGACAACTTCAACTTGGTCATCAGTAACAAAGCCATGATTAGTCTTTGTAATTGTAACTATATTATTAGAAGTCGTAGAAGTATAAGTTGCGTGTTCAGCAGGTAGTAAATCTCTTGTTATTACATCCATAATTCCATCAAGTCTATAAGGCATTGTTATTGTTGAAGAGGATGAAGCTGAATCATAAGCAATAGATACTCCATTACTTGATTCTGTTACTTTTCTATCTAGTCGATATTCATATTCAGAATTTGGTTCTCTATAATTTGGTTCAAAAGGTATTTTTTCTAAATTATATTCTGATGAAAAACCTGCTTCAGGTGCGTCTTCAGTAACCACAAATAAATCTGTTCCTATAAAATCTATATTTTTAATATGTCTGTCACGTTCAAAAGTATATGTAAACCATGAGTTAAGAATTTTTTGTCCGTTATTACCATATAGCCATTTGTTTACATACAATTTATGTGGATTTGTTGTTCCCAATAAAATTAGTACATCTTCATTAGTAGAGACAACTATTTTATAAATATCGCTAGGAATTAATTTTGGAACATGAATTGTAATGTTTGCAGCTTCTCTGGCTTCTGCTCCTGTTTGAGTTATATATTCTCTTACACCAGCAAAACCACCTTTATTAGTTAAATAATAAATAGAACTTCCAGCACCAACAGGAGTTGCACTATCACTGCTTTCAAATTCTGTTGCAACAAGTATGTTTGCTGTTTTGGGTGTTAAAGAATCTGATGAACTGCTTAAAACAAATTGAGTTTGATCTGAAAATAATATTAATTTTTCTCCCATGTTTACAGCATTTTTTAAAATAGCGACTTTAGTGTGAGATGCTGCCACATCAATAGGATCACTATCTATAACTGTTAATACTGTCTCTGGGAAAAAAGTAAAAAATTTAGAAACAGTAGAAAGAATTACATTGTCATTAGCAAGAAAGCCTAATCTATTCCTAAAGAAAAATACATTATTAATTTTGTTACCAATAAAAGAAGGATTTAAAGCAGAATCTAAATCTCCACAAATTCTCTCTCCCCATTTAGGCAAGGTAAAAGATTGTCCACCTGCTGTATAACTACCTCCATCAACTCTAGCAAATCTAAAATTACCATCTGCCTGTCTTATCAAAACATGAGGCATTGTATCGTAGTTAAATTTAAAATTAATTCCAGGTGCTACTGTTTCTGACCATTGACCTTCTTCAAAATCTCCTCCATTATTAGTCGTAAATCTCACATAGTAATTATCAAAATTAGTAGATTCATCACCAATAATTTCTACAACCATACCATTAGGAGAAACTGTAGGTAAATCAGTAAATTGTTGTACTGAATTTTTAACAGTAGTTATTTGTGAATTACCTTGAGTATCAGTAGAATCTATTGAAAAATTAGAACCATCATTCTTTTTTATATGAAGAACAGGACCATTTACAGCAATAGTAAATCCAGTAAGACTGCTATCTAAACTTGTTTTAATTGCTGAAGCTACTGTAGATGTGCTAAGTGTGCTATCTGAAGATGTATCTTTAGTTGCTGTTGTTCCGTCTACTGTTACTGAGTATGTTGTTTTATCAGATACTTGGTTAAAAAATACTATTGCTTGTGTTTCTGTTCCAGGAGATAGAGTTGAATCCATTGCAGCAGTAATACTTGAATTTACAACAAAAGTAAAATCTGCAATAGTTATTGTTTTAATAACATTTCTAGGATCAGAAGTATTTAAGTATGATGTTCCATCTGGTTTATGTACTGTCTTTTCTGTACCATCTAATTCAAAAACTCTTACTGTTGTAGAACTAAAAATAACAACATATCTTTCTGTTTTATCTCTATTTATCATATGTACTTTTATATCGCCTAAACTTGATTCATCACTAATTAAATTAGATATAAACTGCGAACCAGAACGCTTTGTAAGACCTAATATCGGATCACTATTAGCATTGTCTTGTATTAAAGCATGGTCAGCTTTTTTTGTAGCATCAGAAGATTGTGATATACCTCTAAGTAAGGTAGGTATTGACCTAGAGATTAGAGCCATAGCTATCTAATTAATACGTTTGCTGGAGAATAGGTATCAAAAACATTAGTTAGAGAGGGATCACCTCTGAGTATATTATGATCTGCATTAGCTAAATCTGTTTCCATTAATACTGCCCTAGCTCTAGTTTCGTCTTGCTGTGTAAAACCTCTTAAACCACCATCACTTACTAATCTGTCAACAAAAATACGGGCTGCTTTTACAGTTATATAGTATCTTGCTGGTTCTGGTATTTCATTAAAGTCTCTAAAATAAACTATTGTACAAATCAAATCATTTTCAAATAAAAAAGTATTATTTAATCTGTCATACATTTTTAACCCACGTTGTATCGCATCTATTGAAGGGTGTTGATGAATATTAGGGTCAACTCTTAAAGCATCAGTTGGCAAGATTATTTCTTTAGTTAGATTATTTCTTTGTAAGGTTACATCAATTTCTGTATTAAAACTCCAACCTTCACTTTGTATTGCTCTGTTTTGTTCTTGTAAAATATCAAGAGCCATTTGAGCATCTACAGGTAAAACTGTATTATCAAAGGTAAGTCCAGTTGTTTCAGATAATGTGTTAATAGGAGATTCTCCTATTGCAGACAACATTATATTTACACTTTCTAGTTTTGTAGTTGCAGCTATAACACTCATTTTAATTACCTAATTGTTTGAGAGCTTTATTTTTAAGTTTAGCTTTTTCTTTAATATATCTAGCTTTTTCACCAAGAGTTGTTTTACCAGTATCTTTTAGTTTTTTTTCATAAAAGTCAACAAATGCTTGACCCTCTAATTTTTTCTTTTTTTTACCAAACATAACTAATACGCTCCCTGTTTTTTGGTTTTCATCTTAAGAGAATCTCGCTTAGTTGTCGATTCTTTCTTCTTTTTTTTCTTTGTTGATGTTGAGTAGTACATAATTATCTTCTTGGTGATGCCATCATTAAATCTTTACGGTCACGCATGGTTTTTTCCATTCTTTCTTTCATTCGTTTGTCCATTCTTTCTTTCATTCGTTTTTGCATATCTTTTTCTCGTAGTTTGCGATAAGAATCACCAAAGTCCATGATAAAAAAAAAGGGTATCTAATAATAAGATACCCTATAAATTGAATTTAAGAAGTATTAAGAAGCAGATAACTTAATAGTAGCTGCACACTCTGGACGTAGGATTCCATGTCCTAGAGCATATTTAGCAACCATTAATGTGCCTTGATACATCGTGGCATAATCATTACCCGTGATCTCAGTAGTCATATCCATTAATTTTACAGTTCCCACTGCACTCTTATGGAAGACTAATCCAATAGTTTTACTATCGTCACCGTTGTAAGCGTTATTCTCACCTGATGCTGCTGATCTGTTTGACTGAGGTACGTTGTTTGACTTCATGATTGGTATGCCAGCGACTTGCTGTACATTACCAGAAGCAAACGAACCATTACCTCCACCTGGGTTGAAGTCAACATTCACAGTTCTTGTAGCAGACTCAGCAAGTTTGTAATATTCAGCAGGTGGCAATACACAGAAACGATCTGTAGGAGGAATGTCTCTCTCATCAAATGTTTGTGCAATGTCATAGATAGCTGCTGCTATCTCATCACCTGTGACATCAGAAGAAGCTGTGTTACCAGAAGCAAGAGTTAAAGTGAGTCCACCTGCAATACCTGTAAGTGTTGAAGATGCACGACTCGCTTGAGCAATCATTTTGGCAACGTTTTCATCGTACGTTTTTGCGAGAGCCTTACCAAGTTCGTCAGCGTATTGAGCACGAATATCATAGTGATTCTTCAATTCCTCTAGCCGACTTACAAAAACGTCTGCAATTAGAAGATCATCAATACTGATGACACGCTCACCATGTCTGATCTGGTTGCCCCCTGTCAATAAATTTCCTGGTGTATGGAAAGACGCAGTGGCAGTGCCTAAAACTGGAAATTGTGCCGATTTGCCTGAGGTTATGGTACGAACAGAATGAAGTTGTTCGTTAAAGATGTTGTTGCGTGTGAACGCAGATAGCACCTCTCCCGAAAAAACTTTCAGAAACAGAGCGTCAAAGTCTGTTCCTGTATTGTCGACCAAACCTAGGCGAGATACCGTAGCATTACTCATGGTAAAAAACCTTTAGATTGATTGAATAAAATTTAAGAAACTTACTTCGCTACTGTCTGTTCTCATAAGTGTTATCTGACGCATCAGGCACTTTTGATATTAAGATTTTCGCTTTTTAGTTTTTACTGACCCACATTTCCACTTGCGTAAAGCAAGGGCTTTGCGAGTTAACTTGCCATTCTTTCTAAGTGGTCCTTTGACTTTTGACATTCTTGCACAAAAAGATTTTCTTCTTGCTTTTTGTCTAGGTGAAAGGCCACTTGTCTTTGTGACAGGTGCTTGCAAGTTACTACCTGTCTTAGCTTTAAGGTATGCTCTACCTTTAGCAGTCAAACCCCCAGAAGGACTCTTATGCTCTTTTCGTAGAGATACCCCTTTAGCCATAAAGAATGTAAGTTATTTAAAATATAACATTATTTAGAAAATTTTAAACTATCTCTTCTGTGTTGGTAAGGTATTTTTTTTGGACCTTTCTTTTTATCTTTAAATTTTTTTGTTTCTTCACTACTCATTTCTTTTGTAGTTTTAGGAGTCTTACTACTAATTCTTTTTGAAGGTCTGCAAGCAGGGTATCCTTTTCGCTTCTCTCCTTTTTGCCGACCACAAGGTTTGCCTGTTTTAACGTCTACCCACTTTTCATCAAACCATCTTTTAAGACTCATTTGCCTACATCTTTTTGTGCTTTGTTATGTGCAGCTTTAAAGGAAGAACCTTCACGCATTAGCTTTTTCATCATATCCATGTGCTTTTTGGAATGATGCTTTGAATGTTTCTTCAAAGTTTTTATCTGACTAAGACTAAGTTTTGCCATAATTAATTTTTATAACCTTCTTGTTCTCTTAATTTCTGTAGTCTTTCTTGATCTTTAACTCTAGTAAGTTTACCTAACACTCTGTCTTTAACTTTATTTTTAAGTTTATCTACAAAAGTTTTTTTCTTTTTTCCTTTACGAAGCATTTTAAGATCTTCTCTTGTGATCTTACCATCTTTGTTAGCATCTATTTTTTTTTGATTTCTAGTTAAAGGCATAATTAAGACCTCATTTTAAGATTGTTTCTACTTTTTTTAGTATAGCCAGAAGCCACCTTTGCTTTACCACCTACTTTAACTTGTCCTTTACAAACTTTTACAGCATAAGCATTAGCGTAAGCAGAAGGATAAACATCAAACTTACGCTTGGCAGCAGCTTTACCTCTAGGACATAACTTTCCCATTACCTAGATGATCTAAAGACATCACTTTCACGCAACCTTTCTTGTACTGTTCCTGTGTAAGTCATATCTTTTCCGTATCGTGGATCATTCATAGCAGTAGTTACTTCTGCTGATGATCTAAATGGAGCTAATCCGTTACTTGATGGTCTACCTGAGACTAAATCTGGTTCGATACCCATAGCGTTTCTGTATTGAGAATAAAGACCTTGTACTGCTAGTTTAATAGCTGCTGGAGGTGCTGTTTGAACTATAGTATCAAAAGCATCAAGATCTGTTGTTGGTAAGTTTTCATTAGCCCAAGATTTTAATTGTTCATATCCTTGTTCACCGCCAGCAATTTGTTTTATGCTTGCCTGTTCTGATCTAGCAATCGCTTCAACGTCACCTTGAGATCTAACTCCGTCTAAGTAAGTGTCAATGATCTGCCTTGAAAAACCTGCTTCTCCTAAAAGCTCATAATCATTTTCATCTATGTTACCAGTTTCTAAAAATCTATTTGTTATATCTTCTGGATCAATGCCAACTTCTTCTAAAACATCTGCAAGACCATCACCATATATTTCGTTATAAGTTGAAACTTCTTCTTCAGCAGTTTCTTCAGCAGTTTCTTCTTCAACTTGTTCTTCAGCTTCTTCTGATTTTTCAAAAGAACCTAACTTACCTTCAAGTTCTTTATAGCTTGCAGCTAAATCTTCAACACTTTTAAACTTACCTAGTATCAGACCATTTTCGTCTGTTTCATTTTTAGCTAAAGTTTCCAAGTCTTCTTGAGACATTGGTGGTGTTTCAGATACATTTAGTTGTGATGAAGTCATAAATGGTTAATTAACTTGTATGTAGTGTACTGCCATGTCTAGTAATTACATCTTTAGAATTTGTTTCTACTGATGTCTCTTTGACTACAACAGGTTCTTTTACTACAGGTTTTACCACAGGTTCTTGTGGTTTGGCAATAAATTTACCGTTATCATCCCTCTCCCTGGGCTTCTTCTTGGTTGGCATTTAGTTCCTCCGTTAGTTGTTGTGCCTGTGCATTATTCTTAGGATCAAGTAATTTAGATCCCAAAGCAGCAGGTCCAAGAGATTGTATAAGCTGTTGTTGTTGAGCTTGCTGTTGCTCTTCTGCAATTTGCTCTTGTGATTTTATAAGATTTGTAGTGTCAATACCAATAGAAGTAGCAAGACGTTTTACCGCTTCATCAACATTAACAAACTGTCTCATAACATCTGGTCCAAGTGCTTGAGCTACAGTACCGATAAACTCAATGAGTTTATTTCTGTCGTTACCTCTACCAAGACCTTGAATCCCTGTCACTATCTTAGGCTTTACTAATTTTTCTGGCAAGGCTTTGACTTTTCCAGACCTTACCATCATGTGCATACGTCTTTTTAAATATGGTATTTGGAACTCTTGACTGAGAATAGAGTAGACCCCACCCAAACTATTCTCAAGTTCTTGAGCCATAAGATTTATCTCTGCTGCTGTTACCCTTTCAGCTTGTCTTTGTACAGAACTAGCCATAAGAAAAGCATCAGCTAGTCTTGCTTCTATTCTTTGCATTGCTTGTTGTGCAACTGCCAGGTCTGCTTGCTTTCCTACTTGCATAACAGAAATATCTGCTGCACTTCCTTCTCGCACTGCTCCATTAGGAGCTTTTGCTAAAGTACTAGCTCTGGTCTGACCGTTAGGATTTACGAGAAATAAAATTTTTGCGGAAGCTGCTGCTGCTTCAATTACACTTTGAGTCAAAGCTTCAAGAGATATGAGGTCACCTCGGTACTCTTCAACGTATCCACGTCCAAATTGTTCTCCGTCAATTCGTACCCACCTCAATAAAATCCAGGGAGAGACATCAACTTTAGATCTGCCGTCAGTGCCAGGTATCTTTTCTCCCTTACATTCTTGATGCCACATAAATTCTTCACCATATCTTTTAATGCAAGTATAAATATCAATTTCTTCACCCATACTTTTCTCATTATAATTATCTTTTTGTTGGATTTGACTAAGAAACTCAGGAGGTAGAGCTTGTGGATTTACTGTTTCTTTTGTAATTATTTCTAAGACATTACCAACTGAATCTCTTTTACATACAAATTTAGAAAGTGGATATACTTTTAATCCTTTATCAGTTAAATATAAAAGAACATTACCACCTACTATTAAATGCTTGAGTGCTTCAAACATTGCAACACGATCATTTGATACTTCGATCTCATCCATTAAAGCATTTTCATAAGTCCTTAATCCTTTATCTATTTCACTTTGAACTTCACTTTGACCTTCTTGCATAAGAGCAAGTTGGTCTATTGTTAATTTAAAAAATGCAGTGCTTGGAGGTAGTAATGTAATTAAAAGCTTTGAGGCAAGGCTGTTAACCGCTTTAGCTCCAAGGGCTTGAAAAGGGGTTTTAATCCTAGCCCTTGTGCCAGATGTGGTTTCTGGAATAAGACTTGGCAAGGTAAGTTTTGAAGACTCTTTTGCTTCTCTTTCATATGTTGATCTAGTACTAACTAATTGTTCGTAACGACCAGCAGCAGTCTTACCCCCTTGTGAATATTCCATTTTTTATAAATTTAAATCAGTATTTGATCCTGTAGTTAAAGGTTGAATCTGCAATGAACTTGTACCTCCTCTACGTTGAGTACCTGTACCTGGTTGATTCTTCTTCTTATTAACAGGTGCAGCTTTACCAACTTTTTTAGCAGTCTTTTCTGGTGCTGGTGCTGTTGGCCTTGGGGGTGGAGGAGGTGGAGGGGTTGGTGGTCTTGAACACATAGTTAGTTCTCCAAAATTGATTCAGTTAACATGGTTTCTTTTTGTCTAAGTTGCTGTTCAATTAAGTAATCAACAACAGACCTTTGCCCTGCACGATACCATACTTCACGATCCGATAGCGATAAGTCTGGACATCTGTTAGGGAACACAGCATCTAGAGCTTGTATAAGTTCGTCAGTAATAACTGGTAAAGGCACAAAAATTTAAGAGCTATATCTATATTATATGTTAATGTGTAGATAACAAGGAGTGGTTACCTTGTTGTATTGCAAAAAGAAAACCTCTAGGTAAGTGGTTCTATCTAGAGGTTTTCTTTATGGCTTCCAAAGATTTACTTCTCCTGTCTGATAGTTATAATCACCTTCTCTTAGTATTCTTGTAAGT